AGCGACTTGGCCTTGACGGCTGCGACCGCGGTATTCTCGCTCATTTCTTCGTCGCCATGAGCAGTTCCTTGCACCGCTGCTTGATGGCAGGGTCACGGTAGAGCGACGCAGCCCACTCGATGTAGGTCCGGTCGGTCTTGATGACTTCCTCAGGGGTCTTGCCTGGATATGCCTTGCCACCAAAGACTAGCGTGACAGGAGCCCCAGGCTGAACGTCCGGCTCAGTCACCGTCGCCACAGTCGGGCTCTTCTGGTTTGGGTCGCCGCTCTCCGTCCCCTTGACCTTCCCGTTTGCAGGGTTCTGATCACACAGGGCCTCGTGACCATTCCTGGCCTCGACGTCCCAGCAGTCGGTTCCGCAATACTGACACTTCACGTGCATAGATACCTCCCATTCATTCAAGGGGGCCCGAAGGCCCCCTCATTCTTAGAGCTAGTCAGAGATGAAGCGCTCCGCCATGCGAGGATCGAGAACCTTGACGCCGTACAGGATCTCGAAGAGCATGGTGTCGATGTGGTTCGTGGTGTCGCGCTCATAGGTGAGCATCACGTTCAGCCCGTTGGAGAACAGGACCTTGCTGGGGCAAGCCTGTGAGGGAGCTTCGGGAACCGAGACCATGGCGATGGCGTTCTTGTGGAAGGCCAGGGAGGTCGTCTTGCCCGAGGTCACGACGGTTTCGCCGGTGATGGCCTTCGCGCCGGAGATGGCAATCTGGATGCCGGGGGCGAAGTAGATAGTCTGACCGTTCGCGGTCTGGGTGGCATCGGCGGTCAGTGTGTAGACCTGGGTGTCGCCCGCAATGGTGAATGTGTACCCATGGGGCAGAAGCCCGACGGTCGCGTCCGTGTCGGTGACGGCCATGGAGGTAGCGCCGAGAGCGACAGGAGTGGGCGTCGAGGCGCCGGTCAGAGAACCTGCCAGCGTGCCTTCGGTCGCGACCTGCTGCGACATGGCGATGTCGAAGCCCATAGCCCGTTCGAAGAGGCCATTGGCGACGGCGTCCGTGTTCCCGCGGTTGGCCAGCGAGGCAATCGCGTCGATGGACATGTACTTCGCGTAGGACATGGGGTCAAGGACAAGCGCCCGCTGAGACGTGGGCACCTTGCGGGTCGAGAGATCCGCGCTCAGGAGAGCGAGGTCGGCAAGCACAGCGGTCGCGCTCTGTTCCCGGACGTACGGGATGTCGCGGGCGAGTGCCATGAGGTTGGTGTCGACCTTCTCCGCAATGGCACGGACGGCGGGAATGATGATCTGCTCGTTGAAGTCCTTGATCTTCAGCGAGGCGTCTTCGGCGGTGTAGGCGACCAGGACGCCATCGCGGTGGTCGATCTTGAGCGAGATACTGGATTCGGTCACGCCCTGAACGGTCATGCCCGCCTGAACAGGCTCGGCGGTGAACGTGGCCGGGCGCTTCACCGTGATGGTGTCGCCGACCTTGACGAACTCCTTGCTGAACCCGCGGTGGACAAGGTTGCCCATGACCAGAGCGGACTCCAGCTGCATCAGGAACTCGTTTGCTACAACAGTAGGGGTAATGAACACATTAGGCATAGTTTAGACGCCTCCTAAGCGTCAGGGTGTGCTGTCCTCCATGCGCGGTACTGCTCTGGGGTCATACCGTCGACCTCAGCCGCGGAAGGATTGGTAATACCTCCACCGGCTCCCATACGGTATCCGGAACCGGTCGGTGCTACGAGATACGCTTTGGCTTTGAGTAGTTCGTCGACAGCCTCTTTGGCCCCGGTCACTTTGCCGTCTGCTTCGATCTTGACCTTGGACTTGTCGATCAAGGCAACGACCGCCTCAGGATCGACAGCCCCAGCAGTGTGAGCTGCTGCGAGGACGGCATTGGTGATCTGTGCCTGCTGCACGGCGGTCTTGAGGCTCGTCAGCTCGGCGTCCTTGGTAGCAGCAAGCTCTTTGAACTTGCCTTGCTCTGCCAGGGCTGCTTCGTCGGCTGTCTTCTTGTCGCTGGCGATCTTGTCGAGCTGTGCCTGCCTCTCGTCTGCCTTCTTCTCGGCAGCTACAGCTCTCACATCCATCTCGTGAAAGCGCTCGTAGGGGATCGTCGCCTCATGCTGCTTCTCTTCGACGCCTGTCTCCGTTTTTACGACCGTCGTCGTGGTGTCGGCTGCTTTCTCTTCGCCTGGTGCAAAGTTCCTTACCATCATGTCAGTCTCCTTTTACGTCTTAACGCCGACGCGGCGAAGTCTTACGAACGGTTGTTTGCATTGCTTGATCCCTTCAGTAAATCGAGTCTGCCTTCCCCCAGGACGTCGCCCGACCTGCACAGGCGGGCCTCTGCGTCGAACGCTCGGTTGCGCCACGTATTCAGTTCGTCCGAGAGCTTCAGATAGGCAGCCATCGGAACGCTTCCCTGCGGTGGCGGCAGCAGGCCCTTCGCCTGATTCTGCTTCGCCTGCTCTGCTTGCCGGGCGCGGAAGGCGATCATCTTCTCGGTCATAGTTGCTTCAATGCCGCGATCATCTCGTCGGCGCTCGGTAATACGTCATTCCAGCTGTCCACGCAGAAGGGGTGATACGGTGGCAAATCTGCGCCTTCCTTGTCCACGATGATCCTTGTCCCCGGAGCTCCGATGGCAGCGGCACAGATCTCACACGTCGGGTCGCCGTCGTCGCCACGCACGAGCTCCACCTTCGAGATGAAGGGCATGGCATCCGTGATGGCCTTGCGGTCACAGGTCCACGCCGTGTTGACCTCGTTGACATACAGCCTCTTGACGTTGAAGGCCAGGTTGTCCGTTCCCTTCTGGGTGAGTGACGCGGCGAGCTTGTCCTCAACCTGCTTGAACGACCAGCCCTCGTTGACGGACTGTGTGATCACGTCCGTGATGGTGTGCTGCGCCCCGTCGGCATAGTTCCAGAGGGCCTTCGAGAGCGAGAACCCTTCCGTCTCTCTCCACTTCTTGACTTCGGCCAGGGCGACGGAATCGAACCCGCCGCCGAGGATATAGCCAAGCGCCTGCTGCCACGGGGCAGGAAGGGCGATAGGATACTGGGCGAGATACACCTTGTAGCTCTCTGCCTGGTACTTGTCGGCCAGGGCGAGCACCTGCTTGACGAGGCTGTCGCACATCCGGACGCCCTGAATGGCAGCCCACGAGGTGAGCGCGTCCAAGGCGGTCCGGCCCGTCTTCGTGGTCAGCAGCGCGCCACCTTGCTTCGCCAGCGCAGAGGCCTGCTCCACGTAGGCGTTCACGTAGGCTTGTGTATGCTGTTCAGCGATGTTGGCGAGTTCGTTCACTAGGCTCCGATGTTCGGCAGCTTGAAGATGGACGTCGCTGCCTGCCGCTGTTCTTCCTGCCGCTCAGCGATGATCTGGTCGATCTGCGTCTGGTTCATGCCCTGCCTGCGCAGGAGCTCAGCCTGCGAGATGGCACCGGCGGCATAGAGCTTGAGGTCGGTGTCGATGTTACTCTGGACAAACGGCTCTTCCCACTCGACGTGCACCGGGATGATGTTCTGGGTTCGCACGAGTAGGATGAGTTGGAACACCCGCGCCCAGGCAGAACCGAGGGTGGTCTGTGCCTCATAGACCTTGTCGATGAGTGGCCCGCTCATTTCCTGCATTGCGACGCCGGAGGGGGCCGCTTTCGGGTCCAGGTAACTCATGGGAGTAGCCGTCACGCGTGCCAGGTGGTCGATACGCTTGTCCACGGAAAGCCACATGTCGGCCATGATCTGCGGCGGGATAACGGTGAGCGATGCCTTCTCGTTGTCTAGCATCCACGCGCCCCACACTTCCCGGGAGAGGCCGTCTGGGTTCTTCTTCAGGAACTCGTCACTGTCGATGCCAAAAACCGCCACTTGCTGTCCGCCGTTGAAGTACGAGCGGATCATCGCGTCCTGGACCAGGCGGTTGATGTCGTTCTGGATAGGCAGCGCGTTCTCCAGTTCACTGGTCCCGAAGGCCGACAAGCCGATCTTGTTGCGGAAGTGGACGACCGGGATGACGTCGAGGTCGTTCTTGACGATGCCTTCCAGGCCGTCGAACATCCAGTCATGCCAGGCGTTGCCTTCACCTGATACGCTGTATTCCCGATGGACGGTCTTGGCGGTCATGGTATCGCGACGAACGACGGGCTTCCCCACGAACATCTTGCCGAGTTCCTCTTCGTTCCACTGATGCACACACCGAATCGGCTTGAGCTTGTCGGCGGGCGAGTAGGTCATGTCGATGTCCTGAGATGCCAGCACGCGCACAAAGGCATGCCCCGTCTTCTTGCCGAGCTCGTCATATTCCGGCCAGACGACCATGAAGCCGTCGCCATCAATGCCCGTCGTGCGGTGGATCTCCGTGCTCTGCAGTTCCAGCTGGTTGTACTCGTATTCTTCGGTCAGGATCGCCTGATCGGCGTCTGTCCCGCCTGTATAGCTCTTCAGGTCCAGCTTGGCAACCATCGCGTCGACCACCGCCGCGCAGAGGTTGGTCCGGATGCCCAGCCGGCCGGCGAGTTCCGCCTGAATCTTGAGTGGCAGATAAACCCGATACATGCCCTCATAGGCGTTCTCGTAGAGGGCAATGCGGGACTTGCCGCGCTGAACGGCCAGGGCTTCGCTGCGACTAAACGACTGCTCGATGACGTCGACTGTCTCAAACATTCCGCCCTCCATGGCTCTGTCTCTGTGCGTTGGCCTGGGTGTAGCACCCGTCGGCAGTGTCGTACAGGTCGTCATGCGCTCCGACACCGAGCACGCTCATCTCGTCGAGGAAGGCCTCGTTCCACGGCCCTTCGACGATGCAGACGTTCCCCATCTCGGCGGCAGCCAGGAACGCAGCACCGCGCTCGAACTTGTTGCCCGTGACCTTGTCGCCGTGGAAGTCATAGCCAGGGAGAACATGGCGGGCGTAGTTGTCGATGGTGTTCACACCCGATGACCCAGGCTCCTGCTCCATCCAGATGGCGAGGTGCGTCTTCCGCGCCAGGACATACTCCGTGTCCAGCTGGGCGCACTGCTTGACCAAGGCCTCGACATACATGGGGCTCAGGCGATCGCGCGTCATATGCAGGATGTAGAACACGCCCTCGAGCATGCCACCCAGGCACGACGCGGTGTAGTCCGGGTCCTTGCCGGGCCGCACTTCGGTGGCAGCGAGATCCCAGCGGCGAATGAGCTGCTTCACGGCAGCGGGCGCAGCGGGCACGATCTTGAACCACTCGCGCTTCGCCAGGGCCCCTTCACGCGGGACCGGGTTCTGCTGGTACTGAGCTGAATAGCCATAGGAACCGAGACGTTCCTTCGCGGCAGCCAGTTCGTCAGGGCCTTCGCGTTCCGGCCAGAGCAGGTCGCCTTCCTTACGCTCAACGACGTCGCCGGACAGCGGGAAGATCATGCGCTCGTCGTGTTCGGCGGTCGTGGGGATGGTCAGGAACGTCCAGTCGTCGTGTTGGCGCGTTGCTTGGATATGGCCAATGAGGTCCTGGGTATGAAGCCGCTGCATGATGACGACAATGGCGTCCTCCTTCTTGTTGTCGAGGCGGTCGTAGAAGCTGCGGTCGAAGAAGGTGTTGGCAGCGTCGCGGTAGGCCTCGCTGTCTCCATGGACGGCAGCGACAAGATCGTCCGCTACGAGGAAGTTGCCACCGAAACCGGTCACGTTCGACGCAACGGTCATAGCGCGCATGACGCCCATTGCCGTGTTGGAGTATTCCGTCTTGAGGTTGTTGTCGCCCGCCAGCTGGACCTTGTCGCCCCAGCGCTCTGTGTACCAAGGCGAGCTGAGGATGGCACGGCGGTCAAGGGAGTGCTTCGTGCTCAGCGTCTCAGAATGACTCGCGAACAGGAAGCGTGCGCCGGGCTTCTGTGTCCAGTGCCAGGTCGGCCACATGATGGACACGAGGGTGGACTTCATGCAACGTGGCTCGATCTCGATTGCAAGGCGCCTGATCTGATGCATGCTGACTGCCTGCAGATGTTCGCAGATATAGCCGATGTGCCAGTTGTCGATATAGTCGGTGCTCGGATTGATGATCGGCCAGGCGCGGGCAGTGAACTCGGACAGCGACCGTCCGCAGAGTTCGGCTTCGATCGCCGGGGCATTCTCGACGAGGAACTTCAGAGCCGCAGAGTTATCAATCTCCGGTAACTTCCGTTTGCGGAGGTTCAGCGTCGGCTGCACCCCGCTCTGCAAGCGTGTTCCATTTTTCGCAGCATAAATATTCGGGGCGGGTATCATAACGCGACCTGCAGACCGCTATCCATGCGGCGTACTCCTGCGGAATACGAACATCGGAACACGAAGGGCGTCACGATTTCCCCGTCACTTTGGCAACTAATCCGAGAGCAGACGCCAGGTCGGACATGGACGCCTTGCTGAGGTCGACCTTGAGGTTCCCCTCCGGAGGCTTGTCACCGAGTGCCACTTTGCCAACGTCCTGGGCGATGCGAACCGCCTGTGCAATGTCCTTGGCAGCCCGCTGGAGTACCACTTGCTTTCCTTCCCTGTCTAGGGTGATCTGCCCCTTCAGCTCGTCGTCGACCAACGTAAGGATTTTGTGTGCATATTCCAGCAAGGTCGTGTCAAAGGACGCACCTTCGCTGGCAACGAGTTCCGACTTCTTTTCGGTCGTCTGCTCGTCGACACGGGCGAGGAACCGCTCACGCTTGATGTCCCATTGCTCCTTGGTCGCCTGCCGGCTCACGACCTCGCGGGCGGTGCCATAACTGAGGGCAAGCTGGGTCAAGGTTACGGCAGGTGCCGCCGTGATGAATTCGTGACTCATCCGTGACCAATCGATGGTATTGCGAGTATGCTTGACAGGCGCTCTCTGCGCCTTGGTTGACTTCTTCGGGCTGATCGGGAGCTTAGACATCGCAAGCCCCTTGCTTCGACATCACGGGACGATAACCGGCCGAACCGTGAGCATCTGTGACAAGGGGCCTGCAGTAGAAGGAGGGCATGTGATGGCACGTAAACCACGCGACATCATATCAGTGTCTGTGCCGTACCCTCGTTTCATCGCGCTGCGACCTCCTAGATCGGTTGTGCACCCTCATGTTATGTTGTTGTAGTTGTTGTTCAACTTTCAGCGACTGTTACTAATCCTGCAGGGAAGTTCAGGTGGACACGGCTGCCAACCATGCCCTTGTTCGCGTACTCGCGGGCGATGCGGTCGTGCTCCCTGGCCGCGGTCTCCGGGTCGTTCACGTAGCGGCTGGTGACGACATGCGTCTTATGAGTCTTCGGGTTCGTCGTATTGACCACTGCCCGCCACTTGCCCTTGCCAACGGGCGCGATGCCAAAATAGGTATGCTTCGGCGCCAATGGCTGAATGGGGCGGACATACTTGGCGTGAGCAGACGGCAGACACTCTATCCTCTCGAGGACCGTCCCATTCCATAAGCG